ATTATTTCTTTCCACTAATATCTCAAATTTAATTTCTAGTCTATTCTAAAATATATTAGAAGAATAATTTAAATTCAAAATCATGAAATTTTATCAAGATAGTGACGATCTAACATGGCACTTGGATGATGGAGTGCAAGATATACTTCTCGTTCAGGGAGAAATTGGAATGTCTGAAAGCAATGGATATTTTACCGTATATTATATAAACAAAACGGGCAAATCTTTGGCGTGGGCACTTCCAACACAATTCCAGAAAGAAGATGGGACTTTTTATACTTCAAGATCAGATTTTTTTGGAGCTGTAAAAGGTTTTTTCTTAGTAGCCGGAACTAATAGTCCTACAACTGGAACACTATTGGTTTCGGCTGGAACCGCTGTAAAACCATCTATAACATACGCCCTTGGAAATGTTACTATTGGTGCTGGAACATATTGGCTATACAAAAACTCAAATTTTACTGGAGGGATAGTGGAATGTAATATAAAAACAGATACTACATTTACCACAGCCGAGACAGGAACCACTTATTACGCTTATGCAGATTACAATAATGGTATTCCAGCAATCAAATTCACTTCAGATGTTTCAGTTATTAATTATTCAAACAACTGTGTTCTTTATACTTTTGTATGTAACGTTGATTTCACTTGTTCAATAATAGACTGGGATGAGCCAGCGTTGGGTCTTCCAGATAAACTTTTGAAAAGGCTTGTTGAGTGTAGGAGATTTGAAAGAGCTAACGGTTTAGAATTGAGTTCTGATAGCTCTCAACATATTCATATAAATGAGGGTGTAATTTGGCAAGGGTCGTTTAAAAATGTTATTCCTTCATTTGCAAGTGAAACATCACCAAATATATTATTCCAGCGAATTCACAACACAACAACTGATATTTGGCGTAGAGATGCCGTAACGACTTATCCAAACACTCAGTATGATAATGGAGATGGAACACTAGCAACCCTCACAGATGGGTCTTATGGGGTTATTTGGGTATACAAGAGTATGTCTGATAATCTTAAAAATGCTCATATAGTTTTGGGCACAAAATCCTATACTCTGGAAGAGGCTAAGCAAAGTCAACCCGGACAAGTTCCTCCAGCTTTAAATACGAACGATGTTCTTGTTGGAAGAATTATAATCAAAAAAGGCGACACTACGGCCACGCAAATAGATAGCGCATTTGCTGCTACATTTGCAGGAAGTGCTTCTTATCAAATAGTAGTCGGCTCTCCAGTATATTTCCATGTTGATAATACACGTACAGACTCATTTGTTCCAGACGGAAGCTTAGCTAAACCATTTGCAAAGATTGGTGATGCTTTTGCTAAAATTACGGACCTCACAAAATCGTATTGTATTGATGTTGCGCCAAGTTTGTATAATGAACCGGTGGCATATAATGTTCCGGCAGCTCCATTTATATTACACGGAAATGGATCCACGTTTACGTTTACAAGCGTTACCATAAATAATTTGTACAATATTGATAACTTGTACTCAATTGGCAACATAACTTATGCGTTTACAGGAGCAACAAGATCAATGAGACAAGGTGGTTCAATTGACGGAGACGTTGTTGTGGCTGGTTTTGAAGATTTTAAGTCAGTAAATTTTACTGGTGGACACACAACTTCCGTAAGCGCGAACTCAAATCCATTGTTTAGTCATTGTACGGTAGGTCAAAAATTCAAAAGCTTAGACCCAACTTCCGTATTGACGATTAATGATTGCAGTTTTAATCGTCCTTCTGTTGATGATTACAACATAGATATGGCGTTAGGTGGCGTACTTGTTTTGAAAGGCGGTTTGATGGTAAATAAGGGTACTACAAAAGTAAACATAAATCTTGCGGGTGCTAGTACTTCTTCATCTGCCCCAAGTATGCTATCTGGCGTAATATGTAGTTCTGGAATTATTTCAGGAACAGCGTATGCTATTTTAAGTTCTGACAATATTATTCCTTATTTATCAGGTACAGCGATACATTATGCAATGGGGGCTACGTCTAATACTTCAATGTTTGGAGTAACGACTTCTACAGCTAATGCTTATGTTATAACGGTACCTGGATTAATAACCGGATATACTGCCGGAATGGAAGTAACGTTTATTCCTAATTTCACAAATACTGGAGATAGCACATTCAATATTAATGGTCTAGGTGCAGGTTCGGTAAAACGAGGAAGTTTTATAACAGACTCCAGCTTGCAAGTGTCAGATATTGAAAAAGGTGTATTGTGCGTTGCTAAATATGATGGGACATATTGGAGGGTTATGAATCCGCGTACACAATCTACTACAAACAAAAATAATTTAACAGCTTCTGCGGCACCGGCAGTTACAGATGATATAAATAAAGGATATTCTGCCGGATCAATGTGGATATATAATGGTACAACTTACACGTGTTCTTCTTCAGTTGCTGGAGCTGCTGTGTGGGTTTCAAGTGCAGATACATATTACTTTGATACATGGGCTAGTTTGGTTGCTGCAATTTCTGTCACGGGTACTACTTATGTCGGTAAATACTGTGATGTAACAAATGCAAATGGCGGACCATCTTCTAATGCAACTTACGTTTCTAGTTCAGGTTCGGTAACAAATCCAATTGTTGATGGTGGTGAAGCGATTTATAAAATAACTCAACAAGGTACAACTTATACGGTAGTTTGTAATAACAGAACTGTAACCAATCCCATTATCACATCGGTAATGTTGAGCGCTACAAACAAACCAACAGCGGCAGGTTACTATATTTTTACAGTAACGCCTAGTAATGGAATTCCAGCCGGAACCGCTTTGAATGATATAGTTTATTATAATGGTACAACATGGGCGTTATGGCAAAAATATGCTTCAGCAACTACAGTTTTGGTTGCTGGTGCGTCTTTAAATACACAAGTAACTTGGCGTAAGTTTCAGGGGACATGGATGAGCACAGCGGACGAATATGTTCCAGACGGAAATGAATATCAAACTGGTAAATTATATAACAATAAACCTGTTTATAGAAAATGTGCTACTGGAACAATGACTACAACCTCTACTCAAAATGCAAATGCTGGCTTTAGTGTTCCTGTTACCGGAACTATATTGTCAATTGCTGGAGTTTGTTTAAGAACAGATAACAAAACAATTACAATTACTGGAATTGGAGAAGCCGAAATATTAGTTGATAACACTAATGGAAATGTTGTTACATGGACAAGTTCTTCTTTATATTTGGGAAGACCGTTTACAGCATGGGTAGAATATACAAAATCTTAAAATGAGTAGATTAGATATACAAATAAAAGTATCAATAGGCGATGTAGTAGTAAGTGATCAAAATTCACTTACTACTTATCCCTTTAGCTGGATAGGAAGTAATGAAACTTCAGTGTTCGGTCAAATAACTATACCTTCTATTTGGGATTCTGATTATATCAAAAAGATTCTACAAAATGATGGAATAGCTATAAAAATACCTTATACCCCAACTTATAAAAATATTGTAATATATATTGTTGAAGACAATGGCAATTTTGATTTAATAAAGTCAATATTCGATAATCTGTATTATTTCCCAGTATATTCTACAATTTATAATTCAAGCGAGGAACAAATGAAAGCCTCTGGGTTATTCAGAATAAATTCGGATGGAAATTATATTCTGAAAATAATTAATTCAAAAGCTTATATATACTCGGCTGTCGCTTCAGATTTTAATAAAGTAGACGCTAACATTCAGAACAAGAATTGCTTATTGAAATGCGTTCCTTCTAATAATTATAGGTATCCATCAAGTGGAGTTGGACTAATAAGGTTTATACAAAATAACGATATCCAAAATGACTTAGCTTCTACTATAAAAGAACAATTCGCTTCAGACGGTGTTACTGTAGAAAATGCATCATACGACTCTACTACTGGAGAATTACAGTTGGAATTAAATTACGAAGACCTATGAGTTTAGCTACATATACTGCGAAGAATCAACAAAACATTTATGATGTTTCAATGGCCATATATGGATCTATTGAGGGAATTTATGATCTTCTTGTAAACAATGAAGATTTATCTCTTGATGGAGGAGTTAATGCTGGAGATGTGTTGAATTACAATACTGACAATGTGGTTAATTCAGACATTGTAGATTATTTCACAAACAATTCAATAGTACCAAAGAATTCAGAAAGATCGTCTTATTACAAAGATACGGGAAGTTTGGAGATAAAAATGATGTTTTCTATATTGCCAGGTTATACAGATGTTTATTTAAGTATGTCTGGATCTGGTACGGTAGTTATTGATTGGGGAGACAATAGTGATCTGCAAACAATAAACTTGGTAAGTGGTAACACTCCAGTAAAATACCCCCATTATTTTGATGATGAAACGGATGAAAGGAAAATATTTGTATATGGAGATTTTTCATTTGATACTTTAGATTTGTCCGGAATAAGTGGAATGATGTATTTATTTTCACATATAACGGTTAGAAAGTTCTATTGTTCGAATAACAATATATCATTCGGGGGGCTATTCTTATTTGATAATACGAATAATGTGGAACTTTCAAATGCTGATATTTCTACATTATTACCGATAAAAGATATGCAGTTGTCCAATTTAAAGTTGATTGGCTTTAATTATAGTGATAACTCATATATTGATGAGTATCTTATATATGTTGCTGGGAATTATGGAGAACGCCCATATTGTAATGTTACAATGGATTGCATACCTTCTGGAACATATCAAGAACCTCAAAAAGATGTAAATGGAAATTATATAATATCCAGTGGAATGGGAGCTATATGGGTAATTACTCATGAAGAATCCTGGAATACGCCATCACATTGGATATTTAAAATATACAATAGCAATAGTTCATTTGTAGAGTATGAATATGGAAAATAATAAGCACAATGGCAAGAACATTAAGTACGATATATAATTCGGCAGTAACAGAAAGGAATAAGTATCTCAAACTTACTGAGTTAACAAATACTTCAAAAATGAGTATTCTTGATGCAATAACTTATGTTGCAGCAAGTTTGGTTTATTCATTTGAAACCATATTAGATGTATTTACAGTTGATATGGCGAACACTTATGCAAACAGAATCAATGGCACTCCAGGATATTATGCAAATGCACTTCTTAAATTTCAGTATGGTGACGCACTTACTGTCAGTAGTGACGGTTCACAATTTCAATATTCCTCTGTTGACACTACTAAACGCATTATTACCAAGGTTGCTTATGAAGAAAAGTACGCCTCGGACTTCAAGGATAATGTGTTAGTACTAAAGGTTGCCAAGGGGGATGTTGGAAGTTTAGCTAGATTGAATACAGATGAGCTTACGTCCGCTACAGCATATATTAATCAGATTAAATTTGCAGGGGTTAAAACTGGAGTAATAAGTAGAATAGGAGATGTGTTGGTTCCCAGGGTAACTGTTTACTATGATGGAAAGGTTACTGAAGATGTCTTGCGTACCAATGTACAGACAGCTCTTGATACCTACATATATAATATGGGGTTTGATACGGCTATATTTGTCCAAAATATAATTGATGCTATTAAGGGTGCTGACAATGTTACGGATGTTTATATAGACCCTAATGCCACTCAGACACAGGGAATTTATATGGCTTCTTATGACGACAACGATGCACTTGGAGCGTTAACGAAAATAGATCGAGTAGCAACAACATCCAGCGGATATTTAAAAGAAAGTTCTGTAACCGGATTAGAAGCCGCGTTGCCTACGTTCGCGAATGCAATCACAGTAAAGCTTGAAACGGAATGAGAAGTTATTATGTAAATATACCAAAGATGATTAATCAGTTATTCCCCTATTATTTAGGTGGAAGACGGTTGATCATCTTTACACAAGCTATTTGCCATCCGTTAGTAGATTTAGCTGAAACATTCAGAGATTGGGCTACAGAAAGTAGAATAGAAGCCTCAATGACTTCTCAGATAATAATGTTTGAATGGTTTCTGAATAAACAATTTGGAAAATATTTATTGGATTCTACAAATGTAATATCAATTCACGATAATTCTATGGGTGGTGTCCCTATTTATCCAGAAGCATTTGTAACTACGGATGATCTAGTTGTTTATGAAGAAGGTGAAACGATAGTACCAGGTAAGCCTACAAAAGCCTTCTATTATGAATCTGGAACTGATCAAATTCAAACAGCAACATATAGTTTTGTTGTAAATTGCCCTCCAATAAATACAGCATTAATTGCTCAGGAAGATTTGAAGATAAAAATAGCCTATTTTGTTGATAGATACAAGTTGGCTGGGAAAAAATATATTATAACATTTAATTGATATGAAAGAATTTGCAGCACAAACTGGAGGAAGATACGTATACATAGAAGATATTTTGAACTTGCAAAATTTATCTCTAGCATTTTCAAATATGTTTTCAGGATGTGGAAACTTTATAATAAGCGGATGCCAGTTGGTGTCCGGTGGAGTTACTGAAGGTTACGTAAATATCAATGGTAAGATAAGATATTGTGCATCTTCCAGTACATTATCAACGTGGCCTATTTACATAACCGAACATGAAACGGACGAGACAATAACTTATGCTGATTCAAATGTAAAGGTTGGAAGGAAGATTTATGATACTGTAATAAATACAGTAGCACCTACAGATGGCTCTCAGTACATAACTATGGCTCAGGATGGAACTACAGTTAGAATGAAAGATGCGTTCTTCGGTAAATACTCTTTAATACTAGATCCACAAGTTGCATCTCAGTCTGTAAATAAGCCCATTACATTTAATGGAAAGATTACAGCTTCAGGTGCGATCTCTTCAGTTTCTCCAATAGACATGACTTCCGGAACATACGATTTAAATTTTTCATATGATACATCCGGGAATCTATCAATACAATCTAAAATTTCAGATACAGTAATTCAAAAGATAACTGTTTCTGTGGATGGGGCATTTGGATTTTACAGAAATGGAGTTTTGTTAGCGTCACTTACCAAGGATTACTTCCAGGTAAACGTAAATGTGCTTTGTAATTATATAAAGGGTGGAAATATAGTTGTTACTGGAAATAATATTTATAATTCTGGAGTTGGCTCGGATGATGGAAAACTTAGCATAAATATGTTAGGCTACAACGGGCTTACGGGGTACTTTTTAGGCACCGAAATAGGAGATGGTAAAGGTAACACATTTGCATACTTTGATCCAAAAAACAGTGTTTCTACAGTATATAGTCCATTCTATTCTTCCAGCTCATTGCCGGTAGGGTTTGGACTTAACCACAACACGCTGCCTAAGACGGATCTTACTCTTACGAAATATATTCTTTTCAGTGATAAAGATAAGTCTTCTATGGCTACACTTGGATATACTTCTATTACCGATGCAAATTTCTACATAAATAACTCGATCGGTAATTTAGTGTTACAAAATAATGTAAATGTCACTGGGGTATTTTCTGTTGGAGGAATTGACATTTCTCAAACGTATGCTACAAACGCAGCACTAACTTCATTATCAAATGCAGCAGCAATTTCAGCTAATGTGTATTCAAAAACAGATGCTGATAATAGATTTGCAAAACTATCTGGAGGTTTTACTCAACTTATAACAGCTATTGGTGGAGACGCTGCAACCGCAAAGGCTACTTTATGTGATCAGATAGGAGCACTTAATTTAGTTGGAGTGACAAATAATTGTGCAATAAAAACTCAATTGTTTGCTGATATGGTTGCTAATGGATTGAATACTTCTTCTCCAACATATACCACCGATTTAGACACAAGGAAAAGAGCATTGTGCACAAATATAGGTGCCGCTTATGCAACTGATACTCAGGCCAAATTAAAGGACACTGGATGGATATTGATAAGTACCGGGTTATATGTTAGGCAAATAGGTAATATTGTAAATGTTCAGGGCAATTTTGTAGATACTGGGGCAACCGGAACATTATATAGTTTGCCTACAAGCATTGACCCTCCTACATACGGCTTGTCTTGGGAATATACCTCAATATATTCGGGAGACCAAAATTACGGAATGCAAATGCAAATTGATGCAGGTTCCAGAGATATAAAAGTATTGAGTAATCGTAGAGGTAATGGATATACTCATTATATATCACAAGTTTATTTTGTATAAATTAAATAGTTATGAGAATAGTAGATTATGCTGGAGATGTCACCAGTCAGAAAAACATTCAATCTGTAAAAATTGTTCAACAAACAATTATTCCGGAGATCAAAATAACAGAAAAAGTTGTTGAACAACCAAAAGAGGAGAAAAAAGTAGATGAACCAGTTATTGAACCAGCCCCAAGAACTTCCACGGAAACGAAAGAAGAGGATGGGGAGAAAGAGAAAGAAGAGAAGGTTTGATGAAATTCGATTGGGGTATCACTTAAAACATGAAACCCCAATCGAATACAGTTTAATTATGGAAGCTACCAGAAACATGAACGACTACAAGCCTTCAGTCGAATTGATAGAAATGGTAGCTTATATTTCAAAAGATAAGTTTTTCAAGACTATCAAATTTTGGAAAGCCTTAAGGGATTATAGAAAAAACGGTTTGCATACCAGTGAGCCGGCGGTGTCTGGGGTAAAACAGGAGTTATATTACATAAGCGTAAGAAAGAAAAAGTTCAGGGATGCGAGAGGAAAGATGTGATAGTCTTTCTTTTCGTATCTTTTTGCAATAATTAAGACCTATATAATGTTAAATTATTTGTAGATTCCAAACCAATACCATACTTTTGTTTCATTATATCGAAAATTTAAAAATCATAGCATGAAAGTAATGTATTCGTCTTGTGAAATACTACCACAAGAAAACGGTGTAGAGGGTATCTACAAAATAATTGAAAAGGCAGGAAGAACCTGTTATCATTCTGAAAAGAACATCACTAATGATTCTGCTGAAAAGTTTGCTGAACGCATGGCTAAGAGTGGGCATACCTCGATGTTGGAACATGGATCTGTTTATTTGGAAATTAGAGATACAGACTACAGGGAAGATCATTTTGGAATAAAGGCTGCAATTGATAGATTATCTAATGACCCATATACTAAGGTGCAGTGCTGGCTTGACCCATATCAAATTTATGAATACAACATATCTACGAATTTGAGAGTTTTGTTTCAAAACAATTGTTTGCATTTGTTGAAGTTTGTGTATTCTCCAAGTAAATTAAATATTAATGTTCCATCTGTATATCATGAAAGAAGAGTCACTTTCTTAATGCATGTTGATCGTATAACTGGGGAAAGCTTTCTTCGTCATAGAACTATTATGAGTGACGAATTACCACTTGAATGTATTCCAGTGCATATAGATGATCATGCGTTCTCGTATGCTAGAGAAAGTACAAGGTATTGCAACTACTCTAAGGGAAATTTTGGTGGAGATATTGCTTTTATAGTACCCGGTATAATTAGAGGTCTTCCAGAAATTCCTAAAGTGGCAGACGACTCTGCTGTATCTGAATGGGCACAAGCTTGTTCCGAATCTGAAAATCACTATATGAGTTTACTTAAAAAAGGATGGACTCCAGAGTATGCTAGATATGTTTTGGATTTCAGTATTTACTCTCCACTGGTAATGACTGGATTTGTTTCTGATTGGGATAAGTTTTTTGCACTTAGATGTTCAGATTCAAAAGTGGGCAGACCTCATCCAGATGCAAGTTTTATTGCTGATATGGCTAGACAACAGTTAAGGGAATTTTTAGCTAACAATAGATGAAAGAATTTTTAAATTAAATACAAACACAAGATGTTTATGGATTTTTTTAAATCAAAGAAGAAGCCGGAAGATAATTCAAAATTTTCTCCCCTTAAGGTAGTTTTTATACTGAAAAGAAGGGAAGATTATTCGTCTAAAATGGTGAATGGTAATTATTCTTCAGTGGCTACGGGAATGTGGAATAGCAGCAAATTCGTGTCGGATATGCTAAATTCTATGGGTATTAAATCTTATCAGGTTATGGTTATTGACAACAATGACATTGATAAAGTATGTGCGGATTACAAACCTACTCATGTATTTATCGAAGGACTCTGGGTTGTTCCAGATAAATTTGATATACTTAAAAAATTGCATCCCAATATTGTATGGACAGTTAGGTGTCATTCAGAAACTCCATTTTTAGCACAAGAAGGTATTGCTATGAATTGGATAGCAGAATATTGGAAACGTAATGTATATGTGGCCGCAAATAGCCCAAGGATGCAGCATGAGCTTAAAATATACTGTGAAGGTATTATCGGTGCACCGGCATGTATTCTTTTCGATACAGCGCATTATTACCCCTTACTGACAAATTATTATCCAATTGTAAAAGAATGGGATGAACCTGGACGATGGGACAACAATGAGAGTAACCGTATTGATATTGGCTGCTTTGGAGCAATAAGACTTTTAAAAAATCAATTGATTCAAGCCTCAGCAGCTTACGAATATGCACAATCAATTGGCAAAAAATTGTACTTCCATATTAATTCAGGAAGAGTTGAAGGGAACGCTGACCCAGTACTTAAGAATATAAGATCTTATTTTGATCAATTACCAGATGCGGAATTGGTTGAACATAGTTGGTCCGGACATAAAGAATTTTTGTCCAATTTATCGTATATGAATTTGTTGCTTCAGTGCAGTTTTAGCGAAACGTACAACATAGTTACAGCAGACGCTCTTAGTTGTGGTGTACCGGTTGTAGTATCTTCCGAAATTCCATATGCAAAATCTGGAATAGCCGATCCTACATGTTCTGAAGATATAGTCCAAAAAATAAGAAGTGTGATGGGTAATTCTCGTTATTCGGTTGCGCAAAATGTAGATGGGCTTAACCAATATTCTTTAATGACAAAAAAGATTTGGAAAAAATATTTTGAAAATGAACTTGCATTTATGGGTTTGTAAAAAGATAATAACGATTTATGAAGAACAAAATAACTTACCCAGTTATGTTCTCACTTTGTATAATGCTCAGTCTATTGATTGAGCATTATCAGCCAAGTGAAAAACAAGTGTTGATAGCGTCTTATGTGGTGTGCTCAATTGTCACTACAAAATGTGGATATGGTAAATTTATCTGGTATTGATATAACAATTAAATAATTAAAAATGGTAGTAATTAAAAGAGACGGTTCGAAAGAACCCTTTAATTTCGAAAAAATCCAAGCGGCTGTAGAAAAAGCTTATTTATCTGTAGGAAGGCAACTTCCGGACAGAATTAGAGAATTGCTAAAGGATAGTGTAAAAAACTATTGCATAGGTAGAGAAAAACTTTCTGTTGAAGAGATTCAGGACTTTGTAGAAAGGTTTTTGATGTGCAGTGAAGCCTACAAGGAATCTAAATCATTTATTCTATATCGACAAAAGCATAAAGAGGAAAGAGATGTTTTAAATAGACTAAAATTTATTGAAAGTTATTGTGATTCTATTAATCCGGCATCTGGAAGCAAATACGATTCAAATGCGAATGTTGAAAACAAAAACATAGCCACTCTTTCTGGGGAGCTTCCTAAATCTCAGTATATTAGTATTAACAGAAGAATGCTGACCGATAAAATAAAAGAGATTTACGGAAAAGAAACCGCCAATAAGTATTTGGATTTACTTAACCATCATTTTATTTACAAAAACGATGAAACATCTTTAGCTAATTATTGTGCGAGTATTACCATGTATCCTTGGTTAAATGAGGGTACAATGGCGATAGGTGGAAATTCGTTGGCTCCCACTAATTTAAAATCTTTCTGTGGAGGATTCATAAATATGGTATTTATGGTATCTGGAATGCTAAGTGGCGCGTGCGCCACACCAGAATTCTTAATGTACATGAATCATTTTGTGGGACTTGAATATGGAAAAGATTACTACAAACATATAGATGATGTAGTGGATCTTTCTGTAAAAAGACGCACAATAGACAAAATGATAACAGATTGTTTTGAACAAGTTGTGTATTCTATCAATCAGCCTACAGGTGCTCGTAATTTTCAAGCAGTGTTTTGGAATATTTCTTATTATGACAAAAATTATTTTGATAGTTTATTTGGCAATTTCTATTTTCCAGATGGAACTAAGCCTGACTGGGATTCTTTGAATTGGTTACAAAAGAGATTTATGGTATGGTTTAATAAAGAACGCACAAGAGCCATACTAACTTTCCCAGTAGAAACTATGGCACTACTTAGCGAAAATGGGGACGTAAAAGATAAAGAATATGGAGATTTTACTGCAAAGATGTATTCTGAAGGGCATTCTTTCTTTACCTATATAAGTGATAACGCTGATAGTCTAGCTAGTTGCTGTCGGCTCCGGAATGAAATACAGGATAACGGATTTAGCTATACACTTGGTGCTGGAGGCGTTTCTACCGGTTCAAAGAGCGTTCTTACTATTAATGTGAATAGATGCATTCAATATGCTTACAAGCACGAGCAAGATATTTATGAATATTTTGAAAGGGTAGCCGAGTTATGCCATAAGGCCCAGAATGCATACAATGAAAACTTAAAACACTTTAAGGAACGTGGAATGCTTCCGTTATTTGATGCTGGATACATAAATATTGATAGACAATATCTTACAATTGGCGTAAATGGAATAGTAGAGGCGGCAGAGTTTCTAGGAATAGCAATTAAGGACTGTAAACAGTATCAAGATTTTGTTGGAATAATACTTGGAATTGTTGAAAAACTAAACAAAAAATACAAAACAAAAGAAACCATGTTCAATTGCGAGATGATTCCAGCAGAAAATGTTGGAGTTAAGCATGCAAAATGGGACAAGGAAGACGGTTATTTGGTTAATAGAGATTGTTACAATAGCTATTTTTACGCCGTTGAAGATGATTCTCTTAGTGTTTTGGATAAGTTTAAGCTTCATGGTAAAAGATATATCGAACATCTTACTGGGGGATCCGCACTACATATGAATCTCGAAGAACACCTTACCAAAGATCAGTACAGAAACTTGCTTAAGGTAGCAGCTAATGAAGGGTGTAATTACTTTACTTTTAATATTCCAAATACAGTTTGTAATGACTGCGGACATATTGATAAACGCTATTTACATGAATGCCCAGAATGCCATAGTAAAAATATAGACTATCTTACTCGTGTCATAGGTTATATGAAGCGGGTAAGCAGCTTTTCAATAGCAAGACAAAAAGAAGCCGGAAAGAGATATTATGCTAAAGTTTACAAATAGTAGTATTGTCTTCCAAGAACTTCCAAATGAAGTTACCTTGGCGATAAATATAGCTGGGTGCCCAAACAAATGTGTTGGGTGCCACAGCTCTTTTCTCCAAGAAGATATAGGGGAAGATTTGACATATGAAAAATTAGAGGATTTGATAAGAAATAATGATGGAATTACGGCTGTATGTTTTATGGGGGGAGACTCTCAGCCTCAGTACATTAATTTATTTGCTGGATATTTATATGCTCGTTTTCCAGATATTCGTGTAGGATGGTATTCTGGTAGGTCTGAGATATACCTAGATGTGATATATTGTTTCTTTGATTATATAAAAATAGGCCCATATATTCCAGAATTTGGACCACTAAATAACCCAAAAACCAATCAAAAATTATTCAAAGTTACTCATCCAAATGGTTATATGCAAAAGCCAAAATTGATTGATATAACAAGTAGTTTTTGGAATAATCATAAGTTTGGTCAATAATTTTAGTTTTGTAACTTAATGATAACAAGTTACTTAAAAAATTTTTTAAAAATAATTCCAAAAATGCTTGCATATCAAAATGTCAACAACTAAATTTGCAGAACCATTATAAACAAAAACAATGCTGAAAGCGGAAATAAAAATAATAAAGTTCGGTGATGAAATTCACCAAGAAAGTCTTAACGGTGCTTTAAATGCGTTGCCGGATGGAGATTATTCAATATTGATATTTGATCAACAGAAAAATAAAGCGTTGAATCAATTGAAATATTTATTTGGAATAGTACTTAAGGCAATTTCAAAAGAATTACCTGAACACCCAGACGTAGATGCTTTATATAGATATTTTGAAGAAATGTTTGCTCCAATCTATTATGTAAAGATTCCAGGAGAGAATGGCGAATATTCTTACTTTAATCTTAAAGGAGAAAAACAACAAGTTCTTAGTAGGGTTACTGAACAGATCATAAATTATGCATTAAGCGAATGGGGTATTAAAGTGTTAACCCGCGAAAATATCTCATCTCCAGAAGCAAAAGCTTTATATGCTGGTGCGTATTCAGAACAATGGAAAGATGTATTAGATTAAATAACAATTAATATTTTATTAACATGGAAAAAGTAGATGAAGAAGAATTAAATGTCTTAGAGATTTTCGAGAGTGTGCATGAGACATACGAAGAAGCGGTTCAAAAAGCTTCAGAAGAAGTTGGTTTTACAAAGGTACCATTCTTCAATATGTCAAAAACAGGAGATTATACGGTACGAATAGGACCAAACGCTCCAGTAAAAAAAGACGGAAAATGGGTGCCGGCTGATAGGAAGTCGTACGAATACCCAATCAAGAGTAAATTCTTGAAAATATCTTCAGTTGGTAAAGATGGGAAAGCAAAAGATTTCAACGTAAAGGTTCCTAATGCAAAATATGCAAATATTTCGGTGGATCTTATTGATTCGTTTGTTTCAGTTGCTTCTTCAAAATATGCAAATGATCAAGCCGTTATTAAGAAGATCGAAGGGTCCGGATATGATGGAGGTCTTAAGTGGGATTCTCAGCGCGTAATGTATGTTCTCGATATGGACAACTTGAAAGATGGATGGGAACTACTTGAACTTTCTTATTCTCAATACAAAGAGCTTGAAGAAAGAAAAATCAAACTTTGGGAGAAGAATCTTAAAAAGGATAGAAACATCTCCCCATGCCCTATTTCTTCAATACAGGCAAATTGTGTCTTAATAACCAAGAAGACAGAAAACAAAAAGACAAAATACTTGTTCGATATTGATCGCGATATTACAGAAATTACTCAGGATCAATTGAGTTCATTGCTTAAGATGCCACGTATCCCAGATGTGATTTATCGTTATACAAGATTTCATTTGGAAGCTACAATAACTTTCTTGAAGCAGTTTGAAGAAAAACTCAACATTGACGTTATGAGTTCTCCTGAAATAAAGGAAGTTATTGAGAAAATCAGCCTGGAACTTCCGGCAGATGATAAGTCTCATTTTTCAACCGATAAGAAAGATACTGAAGGTGGGGGCGATGCCAGTGATGCAATGACAATTGATGATTTGTGGGACTCGTATGACGATCTTGTCAAAAACGAGATTAGTGACAAATCTGAAGAGGGATTAAAATTCCGTGAAGACATTATGGACTTCATCGAAGACAACAAGCTCACTACCAGAACAAGAGGAAAGTCTAACAAAGAATTGCTGTTAGCGATTGACGATGAACTTGCCGAAATAAACGGTGATGATGGAGACAAGCCGAGTGATAAAGACGTCATTCCAGCAAAAGAGCCTCCAGTAAAAAAAGAAGTTCCAAAAGAAGAGCCTAAGGTTGAGGATCCTCCTAAAGTTGAGGACAAAAAAGACGAAGGTGAAGACACTGAGAGACAATCAGTAAGAGACCGTAGAGCTAGAAGAGAAGCTCCAGTACAAGAAAAGGTAGCCGATGAGGAGTCAGATGATGCTCCAGCAGCAACAGCTTCTGAAACTCACGAAGTTCCATCTGAAAGAAGACGCGCAAGAAGACCACGTTAATTATAGAGATTGTTATTTATTTGGGGTATGGAATGTTCTGTACCCCATTTTTTAACCAAAAAATATGGAAGCAAAAATACTTTTAATGAATGATATGCACATTTCAACTGATAAAATAAGTGATTTTGTCAAGAATTGGAATGAAGCATTGGATATATGTGAAGAACGTAAAATTTTAGATCTAGTTATTGGCGGAGATATATGGACATCTCGCGCTGGGCAATCCTTAGGTGTTTTAATGGCTGTAAGGACGTGTATTTTAAACACTACAAAAAAGGGAATACATCTTACCATTGCAGAAGGTAATCATTGTAAAGAGGACTTAGAATCGGTTATAGGGTATAGCCATTTATTTAGTGAATATCAAGATGTTGATGTTGTTGATGATTGGATGCTACTAGAATATCCTCAATTCAATTTTTATGTAATGAGTTACTTTCCAGAAAATGGAAGCTTCCCTGATAGGATTGCTGAATTATTGGAATCTGAAGGGAAAGAACATAATGCTGGATCAGATATACTTTATATTCATGAAGGAGTAGCTGGAGGGTTAATTACACCGGCACCACATGAGTTGCCAGCAGAAGTAGTTAAAGACTTCAAATATGTTCTTGTGGGCCATTATCATGATCGCAAAAAGATTCCCAATACAAATGTTCAGTATATTGGGGCTTCTCGTCAACATTCTTTTGGAGAAGACGAAGAAAAGGGGTACACGATAGTATATGAAGATGGGTCTCAAAAATTTATCAAAAATGAAGTGAATACCAGGTACCAGACTATTGAAGTTGAATCTGATCAAATTAATGGTAAGTTGTTCGATTTACTTGGAGAATACAATGCTTCTGGGAAATACAAAACTCGTATTCGTGTTAACTGTAGCGATAATGAGGTACTTGCGATTGATAAACAAAAGATTATTGATGCTGGAGCTTCCAAGGTAGAAATCATTACGGCTTCCAGAAAGGCTGAGATCAAATCTTTGGATATGGGATTTAAATTTGATAGAGACGGTATTAAAAAAGAATATGTAAAGTTCTGTTCTGATAAATCCATTAAGGATATTGATTTTGGAATCAAATATATTGATCAAATTAAAGCTATATAACAATGTGGGGATTACGAAAAGTAAGCGCAGAAAATGTATGCGCGTTTAAAAAACTGGAATATTATATCAATCAAGGTCACTGTACATTGATATTCGGTCACAATGATGATAACGACTCTCAGAAGTCAAATGGATCTGGTAAATCGGCTCTTATAGAATGTATTTCAGTAGGAACCACTGGAGAGATCCTAAGAGATGCTAATGCTGAAGAAATAATTAATGACAGTTTTAATGATGCAACTGTTCGTTTAGAATATGAAAATCCTTCTATAAACCAAATTCTTGTTATTGAGAGATTTTTTGAAAGAAAGAAGTCTTCCGTTGTTAAGTGTTATATTGGGAATGAAGGAAACGACCCAGAGCCAATAATTAAATCTAGTGTTGATGAATATAATAAATTTATATTAGACACACTCGGACTTACCAAGGATGATATATTCCATAACTACATCTTATCTCAAAACAAATTCAAGAGTTTTTTAAAGGCTTCAGATAGTGGTAAAAAAGACATTATCAATAATTTCAGTAATGGAAACAAAATTGATGAAGCTATTGAACTTCTTCATGTAGATATGGATCCAGTTGTTGATATGTTACATGAAGCCGAAGAGAAAACTTCAAAATATTCAGGAAAGGTTTCAGCTATTGAGGAACAAATATCACTTGCTGAAGAGAACGAAAAAATTGCGTTTTCTAACAAGCCGTCAAAAATTTTAGAATTAAAAACTAAAATATCCGATGAAAGAGGTAGTATAAGGCTGAATAAAGATAACATATCCTTTAATGAAAATCTTCTTGGTGGTATAGACATTGCCGAGGAAGAGTTAGAGAAGCTTGAAGATAATTCAGAGCTTAAAACTGAGGAGGTGTTCCATAAGATAAATGAAGCACTTAAAACTGCAAAGATCAATGAGATAAAAGACTACTTATCTGAAATTTCTTCAAAACAATGCGAACTCACTGTATTGAAGGTAAAATTAGATGTTCAATCAATAAACACTTCCGGTAAAAATTCAGAATTGAGTAGAGCTAAAAAAGATTACGAGAATCTTGTTTCTAATTATGAAAAATATAAAGAAGATTTTCCTCAGAAACTTGGGAAGGTTGCTGAAAAGCTCTATGAGATAAATAATAAAATAACTGCACTAAATAAAGAAAAGAGTGATTATGAAGCAAAGAAAAGAGTATCTGAAAGTAAAGTGGCTTCGGCTATCAATGTTTTGGCCGGAGTTATTGTGTGCCCGAAGTGTAAGCATGAGTTTGTATTGAATGATAATGTAGATGTTGAAGAAGAAAAATTGAATCTTGAAAGTTATAAAAAAGAAGTAGAACTTATTGATTCACAGATTAGTAAAAGCAAAACTAATATTGAAAAAGCTAATTCTTCCGTTCAAGAAACGGAAGCTTCAAAGGCAGCTCTTTTAAATGAAAAAAACTCTTTAGCAAACAAAATCACAGAATTATCCACCAATGTATCCAATTTAAACAATAATTACTTATCTTTGTCACGCGAGCTTGATACTATTAATTCAAATATAGAAAGTATAAATTCTTTCATATCTGGAATCCGTGGTAAAATGTTCGATGAGGCCTATCAAATAGTGGATGATGCAACTAGTTTTTATGAAGCTAAGAATAAAACTTGCAAGAGTAATATTTCAGTTTGCGAAGGAAGTATAGCTTCATATGAGGAGTCTATTGAAAATTTAAATAAACCAGTGGTAGATAGTACTACTCTTGGTGGTTTAAAAAAATCTCTGGAACAATACAAAAAAGATTATTCTAATATAGTTAAAAATCAAGAGGAAGTAGCTGAAAAAGTTGAAGGATTTAAGGCACAAGAAGCCTTATACGTTGACTTTAAAACTTATTTAGCGAATAAAAAGATTGACTCTCTTTCAGATATTACCAATAAGTTTTTAGAAAAGATTGGTAGTGATATACGAATCAGTTTTTCCGGGTACACGGTCCTTAAGTCTGGAAAAATAAGAGATAAGATTTCTATTTCATTGCTTAGAGATGGGGTTGATTGTGGATCTTTTGGAAAGTTCTCAGAAGGTGAAAAAGTAAGAGTTAATATGGCTAATATACTAGCTATGCATCAATTAACTAATGAGAATTGTGATACCGATAAGGGGCTTGATTTGTTGATTGTAGACGATATATTAGGGGTTTCAGATGAATCCGGCATAGAATCAATGGCAGTTGCAACAGATACTCTAGGAATAACTGTATTAATGATCTCTCAGATGGATATAGCTGAAAATTATCCTTATCGGACCATGATAAGAAAAACAAATGGAATTTCAAAAATTGAAGAATAATGAAGAAAATTGAAGAAAAAATACCATACAACGACCTTGGAATAACTGGTGATAATTTATTGTCATTAGATATAGCCACTCATTGTGGGTATTACTCTAAACATTCTGCTGGAACTTGGGACTTTTCTAAAAAAGGTATACATGAAGAAAGCTGCCACTTAAGTTTTTACAACAAGTTAAAAAGTTATTGCACACTGAACAATATAAAGATGATAGTTGCAGAAGATGTAAATGTAAACAATCATTTTATAGACATGAGAAAGTTATGTGAATTTAGGGGCATTCTTTTTCTTGTATGTGCAGAACTTGGTATGCCTCATCCAGCGTTTGTAAATGTTGTATCTGTAAAAAAATGGGCTACTGGAGATGGCCACGCAGATAAACAAATGATGATGGATTATTGCCGAACAAGGTGGCATATTGATCCAGGAAACGATGATAATATGGCAGATGCAACACATATTTTTATGTATTACAAAAGAATCTATAAATTAGAATAGCATGGAATACTTACAAAGACGTGATTTTAGAGAAAGACCTATTCCTACACAGGAAGCAGACCTTCCAAAAACACGAAAACAAAGAAGAATTGAGAATCGTAAAAAAGAAGAGTTTTCAAGTACTCTTACCAGATTATTAACTGGTTTTTACGACTTCTTAGGTCAAAAAAACAAACCCTCAGATCAAGAAGTGAGGGATGAATTCACAAACAGAAATGGTCGCTGGATGCAGTATTGCGCGAAAAACCATATGATGCCAAAAGCTTATCAGTTATTTAAAGATAATGTACGAGAAGCATGGTATCACGAAAAAAAGGCAGAGAAATAAGTGACGAAGATGCGGCAGTAATGCGCGACTTATTCGAGAGGTATGTGACTCCTAATATGGGGTTGGTTTTTAAAGTTTGTAGTAATTATACGGATGATCCGAAAGATGTAGAAGATAACTTCCAGGAAGTTCTAATAAACTTGTACAAGTATATAAGAACTTATAATCCAGAAAGACCTATTCAAGCATGGTTACATATTGTAACAAAACATTGCGTATATCAGCTTAATTTAAAAGAAAAGCGGCTTGGTATGTTGCAGGGAAGATTGGATGATCTAGGCGAAGGATTCGGAACATTGATTGACGAATCCTCGCTTGGGGAAAATGTCTTTTCTGTTGATAATTATAAGGAATTCTATACAGATAATGTTTTGAAAGCGATAGATAAACTTGAACAACCTTACAAATCAGCCATATTACTTCAACAAGCCGGATTCAAACTAAAAGAAATTGCAGATATTGAGTATAAATCCGGAAATATTAAAAAGAATAATGTCGACACTATTAAAAGCAGGCTATTCTTGGCCCGACAAAAACTTAAAGAAGAGATAGATAGATATGGAAACAAAAAGACAGATTAAGGATATTGTTAAGGTTTATTCCAAGATAGTTAAAACTACTATAGACCCCAAATTCAAATTCCCAGAAAGAGGAAAGGCGATAGAGCAATTATCCAAATTTGTAAATAAGTTTTCAGTTATATGTGGCGGAGAAATGAATAATTCAAGAATGGTGGATTATTGTATCTTCCAGGCACATAAAAACCAAAACTCCGAATGGCAACAACAATTATCAATTTCGTCATTCGGAGATACGGCTATCAAAAAATACACCGAAATGTCTTCAAAGGGCAAATCCTATATTGAAGACAAATGGTTACAATCATTTGATTTAACTAGATCTTCTTTATTGAGTTTAATAGAAAAAGCTGCCACTCACCCACTAGAAGAATATATTTACATGAAATCTGAAGAGGTTGCTAAAAATAGATTCTTCAATTCTCCAACGGGTTATTTTCTTTGTTCGACATCTACATTAGGGTGGAGTCCTTTTTCTCCTACCTGTAACAAATGCAATAATGTTGATAAATGCAAGGAAATGACGAGAGAAACCTTTCCAGAATTATATAGAATTAGACTTGAAAGAGCAGAACATGAAAAATAATGCTAATTTATTAACTGAAGACTTCCTTTATGAGCTATACCGGTGCTGCATGGAACATGATAATGTTTGCAGTATTATGTGCTCTTATATGGAAACTTCTTACCTTCCGGACAGGGATTTTATTTCTTTACAAAATTATATTTCAAAATTCTACAAAGAGCATGGAATGGCTCCTACACCAAATGTAATGTCTCAAATGGTTTCCACAAATAGAGGGGTTAGCTCTTTATTGGACGACATAAGAGATTATTCAACAGATGTAGAGCCTGAAATTATCTTAGAGCAATTTGAAGAATATATTAAACAAGTAAAGTTTCATCAAGCACTAAAAGAAATGGGAGAGTTCCAGGCTCAAAAGAAAGAAGAAGAAGCCATGAAAGTCTTTGATGATTTTAGTGAATGGAAATCAAATTTTGGATTTTCTAAAACAGACTTTACGGACGTAGCCGAGACGTTTTCTTCCAGATATGCTAAAAATAAAGAAGCATGTTCTGGAAATTCTAAACTTCCACCGGTTACTAGATTTTATATAGATCAGTTGGATGCTTTAAATAAAGGCAGAGATTTGAGGGGTCAACTTACTTATCTAGCTGCTTCTACTGGAGTTGGTAAATCACATATAGCTAGATGGATAGGCAAGTGTGCAGCATTTGAGGATGGATTAAATGTTCTCCATTTCCAGTTAGAGGGTAAGCAAAAAGAGGTACTTGATGCTTATTCGGCTTCATTAGTTGGATGCACATCTTACCAATATGAAACTGGCGATTTGTCTAATGATGAAATGGATCATTCTATAGGAATCATAAAAAAGATGGCTGGGAGCATAAAGGTTAAGGCTTATAAGGCTTTTACTGGAGACGTACCAACAAGTAATATCAAGAATGAAATAGAAAAATATCACAAGGTATATGGAGAATACCCCAGTATTATAATAATTGATTCTGGGGATTTGTGTACTGATTCAAGTGGTAGAAAGTGGAGTGAAAAAGGAGAAAGGCTTAAAAGAATAGCTGTCGCACAGGATTTAAAGAAGTTAGCTGAAGAGATAAATGCTTGGGTTGTTGTTACTTACCAAACAACTATTGAAAACAGAGAATGGCTTAATGATGAAACGAATGTATTAACCGAATACAATATGTCTGAATCAAAAGGATTGTCAAGACCGGTAACCCATCTTATAACACTTAATCAAAGTGACAACGAAAGAAAGGAGAATGTTATGAGAATTCATATCGCGAAAGCTAGGTTCTTTAAACGTGGTGAACCTACATTTAAAATAGCTACCGATTATGACCATGAAGCTTTCTATGATAGGCGAAGATCAATAAGACTTATTGTTAGAAAATCAGCCGCATAATGAAACTTAATAAAGAAGAGTCAGAGTCTTTAATATCTGAATTAACTATCGAATTAGATGCCACTATTGATGGCGGAAGAAAGAATTTGGTGGTTCCTATATGCCCGTATTGCGGACATGAGGGGGGTAAATTTGGTATATATATCGGACCTCCAACCGAAAAGAAAAAACCATTTATGTCTCACTGTTTCTCTTGTGGAAAATCTGTGAGAGATATAGAACAACTACTCAGGGATATAAATAGAACAGATCTTATCCCTGAA